ATATATAACTCACTATATATTTATATTACCCCCATATTATATTATCTATTATATATTTATATTATTATATATTTATATCAATATGTTAGTAAGTACTCACGTTACTAAGAGCACTCCATGCTGTCGTGCCGTAGACATATTCTATATGTTGTCCGCACTAGGGGACGAGGTTCTAGGGGACTGAGTACTTTTTACTACGTATTCCCCTACGTTTGACTCGGGTTTTGGTTTGTGAGATATTCGGGTTGTCGGTTGTGCAGCAACTGATTCCGAAGCAGCTACCAGGGCGAATAACCCTACAGTTGACAGGGGAATCCAGATGCGGTACAAACGGGGTGTCGGTAGCAGCGAGTGACTCGCAAGTCATCAAGCAGGGGTAATAACCCTGTAGTTGACAAGGGATTAGGAACCCGCTACTATCGGCATCAATGAGAGCAAGTTGCATTGAAGCTCTATAAATAAATGCAGCCCGAAGGCTTAGACCCAGGCTACGCAAAGTCCTGGCGAGTTCGGTAGGCGCAAGAATCTGGAAGGATTCAGTCAAAACCCTGATTACAAAGGGGATATGTTGACAACCCCTAACAGGGTTTCGGACAGTGTGTTACAAGTAACGACAGTGTTATTAGTAATGCACTGTCTCAAGCCTAGTAAGTCTATCAACGCAAAGGAAACAACATGTCTTATGAATCGCAACTCCGCTCCGCTCTCACTGCAGCTAAAGAGGGTAAGGATATTAGTCGGGAGGCAGGCTCTGGAATCTGGGCGAACTATGTTCGCTCTACTTGCTACCCTGTGCAGCCCCGAAACGTGGAAGCTTTGGACAGTGAGCATAAAGCACTAATCGAGCGCCTGGAATCTATCCGGGCCTTGTCTAAAGAAGAGAAAAATTCCCTGCGCTCTGCTAAGTCAGTCATCGGCAAAGCCATTACTAATAACGTTGACGTGTGGAAGCGTAACGATGACGAAACTATCGAGTGTGACGACGACGGGAATCCTACCCCGAAGGGCAAGAGCGAATTGCAAGAGGCTAAGTCCGACTATGATCGCATGATGGGGTTCATTGACGCAGCCCAGAAAAAGTGGGACAGTGACACCCGCGAATCGTTCACTAGCGAAGAGATGGATCGACTCTGGGGTGCCATTGCAATCCTCGCGGATAACGTCAACTCGGCTCGTCAACAATAATCAAGGGGCAGGGGCGCAAGCCCCTGTTACTAATAACATGCTGTACAAACTACCTAAGCGTAAACCTACCATGTCTGAAGGTGATCGACTCATCTGGGCTTTCATGGTGCTGTTCTTTGTTCCCTTCATTGTCTGTCTACTTATCGAGGTGATGCTATGAATGCGAAAGCTAATGCTGCAGCTATCTATTGCGTACTGTTTCTAATTGTGTCTATCGTCGGTTATTTCCTTCAATAAGGGGTTATCATGCGTAAGATTGAAAAGGATATGGTTCTTGCAGTATTCCAACATTACAAATGGAAGAGTGGTAACACTGCAGTAGTACCTATCGATGACACTAATGTAGCGGTGTATTTGCATGGTAATGAAATTGCTACAGTGAACAGTAAAACCGGGTTTGCTATGGTGAACAGCTATACGCTAGCTAAGTGGCCTACCCGCACTACAAAGTCACGCCTTCGTGCACTACGTGCCCTGTAAGTTTGGTGTAAGGTATGCGAGATATAATCGAATCCATCGGAGCTAGCGTAGTGTTACTAGTAGCACTCGCAGCATTCTTTGACGTACTCTGGAGGTAACATGTACTCTTTTGTAGTGGGTAATTACTTTGTCAAGTCTCATGGTAACGGATGGGCTTACGAGATTGAAGACATTAACACCGGGGAAACCCTGTTCTTTCAAGATGATGACGCACATAACCTATACATTGACACTAATCGGTTCGACAATACGGACGCTATTGAGTCCGCCTTTGAAGGGTGTTACTAGTATGATCAAGCAATTCTTTTCCAAGCATACCCAATACAAAAAGGTAGGGGGCTTGCACTTTGTCAAGGTGTGGAAGTTCGGGTGTAGTTTCTACGTAGCTAAGAAGGTCTGTCATCATGTCCAATAATCGCTTGCTCGACTTCCGCACACAAGAGGAACTAGCGGATTTCCTCAATGAATTCAACCAGCGCCTAGCTAATCAAGGCTTACACTTAGATAAGGAAACAGAGGATTGGCTAGATAGCGAATTCCATCGTATCTTCATCACCTATGCATATGCCGACGTTACGTCGGTTAACTAATATGAAAAATTGGCCCTTTCCATCTAGACCTATCCCGGTAAACCCTCGCAAGCCAGCACCAGCTAGGCCAGATCCAGAGGACGCACCATTCTAAGGAACCTATGACTACCTACCTTGACGTTAAGCAATTCGAGACATACGTAGCAGCATGTGCCAGCAACTCTGGCGTTTCGGTAGAGTGGGATGCTGCAGATAGTACGCCTCGCACAGATGGTAAAACCATGTGGCTACCAGCCATTACTAGTAGCAGCAATGACGAGTGGCTAGCCCGTATGCGCTACTTTGTCAAGCATGAGACAAGCCACGTAGTGCATAGCGACTTCAATTACCTTAATGAGGTACGCCCTACGGGTTTGCTTGCACTCATCAATAACCTTATCGAGGATCATCGTATTGATTATCGTAACGATAGGGATTATCTGGGTGATCGTGCTATTAGTAATGCCTTCTGGAATCTGCATAGTGCAGACATTCAGAAACGTCTGACTGATACAGACAAGCCCTTACAAGAGCAGCAGTTACTAGTATTGCCTCTGTTCGCATGGGACTCTGCCAATCGCGACTGGATCAGTACGTCACACGAGGCAACTACGCAGATGCTACCCTTGCTCGACACTGCAGGGCAGACACGCTATGCCAAGCTGCAAGCGTACACTGACGAGCTACTGGATGTGCGCTGGAAGGGTGACGCAGCAGACGTTATGGATCTGTCCAAGCGTATCTTGCGTGACCTCTACGACGAGGATCCCGAGAACTATACCGAGCAGCCTAGTGCTAGCAAAGGTAAGGCAGAGGGTGAGGGCGAGGGTGACGCAGATGCTGGTGAGGGCAAAGCAGTTGACGACGACGTAGATCGTCTTATCAACGTGGATAAGCTTATGGAAGCTATGGGTCACGAGCATAAGGAAAGCCGCACGGGTATCCATCTCGCATATCGTGACAAGACAGGGGGTGCGTATGCTATCCCTACGCCTGATCAGTACCTTGTGCTAAATTTCAGGGACACTACACCCGCTAAGGTTACTGAGCTTATGTCTGGTGGTAGCTACTTCAAACATCACGAGGTAGACAGCTACATTACTAATAATGCGAAGCCTATGTCCAACAAGCTACGCATCAAGTTGCAGACACGTAGCCGTGATCGGTACGAGTATGGTAAGAAGCGTGGTAAGCTGCACAATGGTAGCCTACATCGTGTGCTGCAGCAGGATAGCCCTATGGCAGACAAGGTGTTCCGTCAACGCATTGTTAGTAACACGCTAGATACCGCAGTGTGCCTATTGGTAGACTGCAGTGGTAGCATGTCGGGTGCTAAGTTTGAGATGGCATGTGCTGGTGCTGGTGCACTTGCAGAGGCACTCAAGCCCCTGAATATTCCGTACAGTGTGTACGGGTTTACCAACTTTGCGGTTGACAAGCAGGAAGACCCTATGGTATGGTTGTTCTCGGAGTTCGGTGAGCGTGTCAATCAACGCACACTCATTGACCGATTCAAGCATGCTAGCGGTGCACTGTGGAATAATAGCGATGGTGATGCAATTGCATACGCTACCTATCGACTGCAGCAACGTAAGGAACATCGTAAGGTGTTACTAGTATTGTCAGATGGTAGTCCCGCAGGGCGTGAGTATGCGGGTGATGTAGTAGGCTACACACGTAAGACCATTGACGACGCAGAGAAGCTAGGAATCGATACATATGGTATTGGCATTTGTGATACTAACGTTGTGCATTTTTATAAAAAGAATGTAGTTGTTCGTGAGTTGAACCAACTATCCCCGACCATTCTTTCCATCATTGACAGGAGCATTTAACATGGCAGCAGATTTGAATGACCGAGTTGCTAAGGCAATTGCGGAGCACTTGGGTAAGGCACCTAAAGCAGAACCCAAACCCGCCGAAGCAGTGGCACGTAAGCCTGTAGGCTTGTTGCCCGGTCAAGTGTGGTTCTCTGAGATATTTGACTATCGTCCTAAGTTCGGTGATTTTGGTGTCACTGTGCATCCTACCCATGTAGGTATGGATCCCAATGTGGTTCGTCTGATTCCTAAGATTGACCCTGACTACGTAGTGCAGAAGGATGAAGCAGCATTACTAGTAGCGGGTCTGGAGGATGGTGATAAGTCCCTCATTACCGGCCCTACTGGTAGCGGTAAATCGTCGCTGGTCAAGTATGTCTGTGCCAAGCTTAACCGACCTTTCATTCGTATCAACATGTCGGGTGACGTAGAGAGCGCAGCATTGTTCGGTACTCTGGTAGTGCGTGGTGGTGCCACTGTGTGGGAAGATGGTGCCATCACCGAAGCAGCTAAGTACGGTGCTGTGTGTCTGGTTGACGAGTGGGAGCTTATGCCAGCAGAGATTGCAATGGGTATGCAGAATCTGCTGGAAGATGGTGGCTACCTCTACCTCAAAGAGAAGCCGGGTACTAGCGAAGATCGCACCATTGTCCCGCATGCCGACTTCCGTCTGGTGTTCGCTGGTAACACTGTGGGACAGGGTGACACTACGGGTGCATTCTCTGGTGTCGGTATCCAGAACAGTGCAACCATTGACCGATTCACCAACACTGTGCGTCTGGGCTATCTCAGTCAACAGCACGAGGTGGATATCATTACTAGTAAGACTGATGCTACGGCAGATGTTGCTACTAAGATGGTGCGTATGGCACACCTTGTGCGTCAGGCATACGATAGCGGTAAGATCGGTCTTACCATGTCGCCACGTACCCTCATCAATTGGGCGCGTAAGATGAATCGCTACGACGCATCCTATGCGTTGCAAGTTAGTTTCCTAGAGAAGCTGACTCCTGACGACGCTAAGAGTGTGTCAGAGTTGTACGTCAAAGTGTTCGGCTAATGTGCCAACAACACATCAGTGCGTTTGTGTATGACAAGAGGGGGCGATTGCTCTCCTCTGGTCAGAACAGCTACATCAAGACGCACCCACTACAGGCACGTATTGCTGCAGAGGTAGGAGAACCCCATAAGGTTTTCCTGCATGCAGAGGTAGCAGCACTGGTGAAGTGTGATTGGGACAAGGCCCATCGCATACTAGTAACGCGCTATAACAAGCAAGGCAAGCCCTTGCTGGCAAAGCCGTGCAAGGTCTGTCATCAAATCATCGGCATGACTAACATTAAGATTGTGGAGCACACATGAACAACCAGAAAGTTATTGAGCTACCAGCAAGCGTGAACTACACCCCTGAGCAAGCATTGCACTCGGCACTTAAAGCCAACCTCACCGACGTTATGGTGTTGGGGTATGACGAGGACGGCGATCTGTTCGTGCGCTCATCCAAGATGAACCGGGCCGAGGGATTGTTTATGACCGAAAAGGCTAAGGAGTGGACAATGTATGGAGGTTTGGAATGAGCAATATGATTGAATGTGGAACCTGCGGGTATCCGCTTACTCCTGAGGAACGAACAACCTTGATTGAACACAACGGACGCATGATTCTTAGCAAAGAATGTGTAGAGCGTGGATGCATGGCGTATGATGACCGGGTGGACGAGCCGGGTGAATGGGTACGCACTGAGTGGGTAAGGCTGACGGATGAGGAAATCTACGGCGAAGGCCGCAATCACGAGAAGTTTGCTAAAGACGGCAGCGAGTGGTTTGACCGGGGAAGTTTCGCCCGCGCCATCGAAGCCAAGCTGAAGGAGAAGAACACAGTGCGTATGCGTAGAGCTACTCGTGACGAGAAGATTAGAAATCCCGGTGTCTATTGGGTAGAGGATAAAGAATGACAACACACTATGGACGAGATGCCCTCAAAGTCCTTACTAATAATTGTGAGGCTTACCTACACATTGAAGAAGGGGAGCAAGTAAAGTTCAATCATCTAGACTGTTCTGCTGGTGAGGATACGAAGACTCGTCTGTACGTGAAGAATGTTGACGGGGCGTTCCTGTTCCACTGTCACAACTGCGGGGAGAGTGGTTATTATCGACCCAAAGAAAACTACTCACCCATTGCTGCTAAATCAAAGCACCGACCAGTACACATTCCTAGAAGTAGTCCGACCTATGAAAGCTTGACAGAGGTTACGGAATATGATAAGTTCCGTATTGAGGGTCAGCTATGGCTAGGTCAGTATGGTTTTGACGAAGAGCTAACCGACGCATTCGGAATTGTAGAGACTCGTGGTGGACTGGTGCTACCAATCTACGGACAGGATTTAATCGGAAAGAATATTGTGGGCTGTCAGATTCGTAAGTACAACGGCACACCGAAGTACACTACCTACAGCACACAAGAGTACAGCTATCTAAGGTACGGAACAATTGCAGACCCAGACAAGCCACTAGTCATCACTGAGGATTTACTGAGCAGCTACAAACTGCATGCTGCTGGTTACCACACACTGTGTTTGCTAGGTACAACAATGGATCGAAAGATACTGGACTGGATGGCAAGGCAACACAATCGACAAGTGTTATGGCTAGACGATGACATGGCAGGACACCGAGCCGCCCTCAAGCTACTGAGAGAATTTAGCCCCATGCTTCCCGACTTAACGGCTATATTTAATCATCAGCCTAAAGAGATTGACATGGAAACATTAAAGACAATGGAGATTTAATGAGTTATGACATTGACATACTTGCAATTACTAGTAACAAGGCAGACTATGAAAGATTCAAAGATCATGTAAAGAAACACAACGTATCATCCATCACACTTGATCTGTTCAATGTGTTGGGAGACTATTGGGACAACTATCCGCTACGCACTGTTGTAGACACCGACGAGTTCAAGACATTCTTTTACATCGTCAAGGGCAAGAAGATTAAAGACCCTGCTGCATACGAGCTTGCGTTTGAGAACCTAGAGAAGGCGATGGCAACATCTAAGCCAATCGTTAAGGACATTCTTGCGAAGCTAATCGAAACCGACTACGCTACGCAGGTGTACGACATATGTCTGAAGATTGGTACGGGGCGTGGAGGTGATCTGCTATCCATTGAGGAGCTACTGAACAACTACAAGAAGGAGATTGGATCTAGTGTAGAGAAGAGTGAAGTGTTCGTCAGTCCTAGCCTAGACTATCTATCCAGCGTGGTAGCTAGTGGTGGTTTAGATTGGAGACTGAAGGAGCTTAACGTAGCCCTAGGCCCGATTCGTAAGGGCGACTTCATCATCATTGCTGCACGGCCTGAGACAGGCAAGACAACATTCGTTGCCAGTGAAGCCAGCTACATGATGACGCAGCTAGAGCCTGACGAGCATGTAATCTGGATCAACAACGAAGAGGCTAGCAACAAGGTAATGATGCGAGTGATCCAGTCATTCCATCAAGTTACTAGTAGCGAACTACTGAGCAAGCCTGATGAGTATGCTAATGCGTTCACAGTTAGTGGGGGCGATAGGTTCCTAGTACTAGACGACGACAGCGGCATTCGCAGTGCTAATAAAATTGCGACGTTGTTCAAAGAGTACAAGCCCGGTCTGATCATCTTTGACCAGCTAGACAAGGTACACGGCTTTCCTAACGACAGGGAAGACCTACGTATCGGTAAGTTGTACGAGTGGGCGCGAGACATTGCAAAAGAATATTGTCCCGTCATTGCCATCAGTCAAGTGGATGGTACTGGTGAGGGTGAGAAGTGGATTCAGATGAATCAGCTACGGGGTAGCAAGACTGACAAGGTAGGTGAGGCAGATGCTATCATCACTATTGGCAAGAGTAATGAACCGGGTATGGACTTACAGAGGTATGTTCACATTCCGAAGAACAAGTTGTTCGGAGGAAGTGAGACACTGGAAGCACACCGACACGGATGTTTTGAAGTTGATATCGAACCTGCGAGGGCACGTTATGTCAGTAAGTGGCGAACAAGTAAGTAAAGTGCGTGAAGGTGACATAATCCTAGAGTCAGACGGATACATACGCCTGTATATGACCAATACTAGCGACGTTTGGTTTGAGTACACAGTATCGCCTACCGGGGCTTCATGGGTGCGCGAACCTAAAGCAAAGCCGTTTGTGCCAGAACACAATAAGTTTGTGATGAACCTTAAGGACTTGTTAATTAAACTACGGGAGGAGATGCGTGAGACTAGTAATTGATCTAGAAACTACAGTGCGTTGCCCGGTGGGTAACAACAAAGCTAATCCTATGTGGCAGGGCAACAAGGTCATTGCATGGGGGTGCATCTATGCTGGTAACAAGTTCTCTTCCTATGGTCACAAGTATGATGCAGATGGGTTGGATCTGACTCCTCTGCAGAAGCAGTGTGAAGAAGCAGACATTGTTATCGGTCACAACGTCAAGTTCGACTTGCTGTACATCTACCGCAATACTAGTAACAAGCTTCCTCGTATCTGGGATACGCAGCTAGCAGCCTACCTCCTCAGTGCACAACAGCATCAGTATGCTAGTCTAGACGAGCTAACACTTGAGTACATCGGTGCACACGCTATGAAGGACGACAAGATCAAAGCCTACTGGAAGGCTGGTGTTGCAACTGAAGACATTCCGAAGAAGGAGTTGCTCGACTACCTAGAGGGTGATGTGCGTAACACTGCTGAAATCTTTCAGCGTCAGTGGGACGAATCGGAAGAGCTAGGTATCCTGCCCCTGATGCTAACGCAGATGGATGCGCTACGTGCCACTACGGAGATGAATCGTAATGGCATGCGTGTAGATTGGGTGTACGTAACCTCGCAGCGCCTTGCCTATCAGAAGATTCTAGACGAGGCACGAGCAGAAGCTGAGGCACTTGCTCCCGGTGTAGATACAGCTAGCCCTAAGCAACTGTCTCTTTACTTCTTTGGCGGTGAAGAGAAATACAAAGAGAAGGTACAAGATGGTTTTTATAAGAATGGTAACCCACGTTTTAAAACTGTGGAAAAGGTTCGTGAAGTACAAGGTAAATTCCCGCCTCCGGGGGAGCTAGGCAAGAGTGGCTATTACAGCACCGACGACAGTGTACTGAAAGATCTTGTTAATAAGGGTAGCTCGTTAGCTGACACATTGCTTCTCATTCGTGAGGCAAGTAAGATCAAAGAAACCTACTACGACGGATTGTATGGGCTACGATTCCCTGATGAGAACATCTACCCAAACCTAAATCATTGTGCAACTAAGACGGGTCGCCTATCAGCTACCAATCCCAACTTGCAGAATCAGACAGATGCGGGAGATGTGAAACGTGCCTACGTTAGTCGCTTTGCAGATGGTTGTATCCTAGAGCTAGACTACTCGCAGCTAGAGATGGTTGCACTAGCCTACCTAGCCAATGACCAGCAGCTTATCGACGATATTAATAACGGCAGGGACATGCATCGGGAGTTGTACAAAGAGATGTACGGCATCTACCCAACTGACAAAGAGCGTAAGCCGTTCAAGCGGTTTAGCTTCTTGCTGGTGTATGGTGGCGGTGCTGCTACTCTGATGGCACAGAGCGGATGCGACAAGGCTACGGCTAAGAAGTTCATCAACACGTTCTACACACGCTACAAGGGTGTCAAGACATACCACGAGCGCATTGTGAAGGAGGCAGAGGAGTTCGCTCAAGTTAGTTATGACCCTGACAAGTCTGGCCCTGACTATCACTACTACCATGCTAGCCCTACGGGTCGGCATTACATCTTCAAGAAGTACCCTAACGAGTACAAGGGTGGGCTAACGTTCAGTCCTACTGAGCTAAAGAACTGGCCCATTCAAGGGTTTGCTACTGGAGATGTTGTGCCTATGATGGTAGGTCTACTGCTTAACCAACTGGAGAAAGAAAACCTAACCGAAGCGAAACTAGTAATGACTGTGCACGACAGTGTGGTGCTTGACGTACCCAAGAATTTACTGTACACTGTAGCTTCTGTAGCAAAGAAGACACTAGAAAGTGCACCACAGTATTTGAAATCTGTATTTAACATTGACTTTCCATGCCGCCTCAGTGTGGGTGTGGAATCTGGAATTAACTGGCAAGACAAAAAGGAACTAACACTATGACCTACATCGTTGAGAACATCACCCAAAAAGAAGTTAACACCAAGTTCGGCCCTAAGCCAGCGTTCAGCATCACTGCTAATGGTGAGCGTTACAGCTACGGCTTCAAGAAACCTACCTTCAAGATTGGTGACACCATCGACTTCCAATTTACCGAGAACACCTACGGCAAGAACGTCGATCTAACAAGCGTTCGACTGCTGTCTAAGGGGGAGGGTGCACCTGCTGTCACTGCGACTGCTGTAGCCCCTTCTAAGCCCTCCTACGGGGCACCCGCTAAGGTGTTCCCCATCCCTCCTCTGCATGGTGATCGTGCCATTGTGCGTCAGAATTCAATCACTAACGCAGTGAAAGCATTTGACAACTATCTGCGTGGTGAGGATGTAGTACCTAAAAGCATTGATGAGTACGCTGAGGAAATCATTGCTGTTGCACGTAAGTTTGAGGCTTACTCTTGTGGTGATCTAGACCTAGCTGCTGCGGAGCAGATGACTGAATGAAGACTATCGACACACTAGTGTCTGACATTTACTCGCTCATTGGTGGGGGCATTGCCCCTGCTACAGCGAACAACAATGTCAGCGTCAGCTATGACAAGTGGTTCAACCCACGTTCATCCGAGCGTGAGAAGAACATCCTGTACTTTAGCGAAGTGGGTGATCCCTGCCCTCGTCGCCTCTGGTACAAGTACAACACCCCAGAGAATGCAGAGAAGCATGACGGCAACACACTGCTCAAGTTCTTCTACGGCGACATTCTGGAAGAGCTAGTGCTCAACGTTGCAGAAGATGCCGGTCACAGTGTTACTAGTAAGCAAGAGCGTGTGCTGTACGAAGTAGGCAACGGCTGGTATGTACGTGGTCGTATCGACGCAGTCATTGACAACGTTGTTGTAGACGTTAAGAGCACCACTAAGTTCGGTGAAGAGAAGTTCAAGAACAACTTACAAGAGGATCCATTTGGTTACTACCAACAATTAAACGGCTATGCTACTGCTCTTAACTATGATACTGCTGGTTTTGTTACTATCCAGAAGGAACTAGGTCACATCAACTACTACCCCATTGAGGTCAACAAGGGCTTGTTTAAGCTGCAAGCTGACCATGCGGTAGAGGCTGTGAGCCTTGACAAGCCTGATACAATCAAGCGTATGGATAGCGTACCTGCTAGTAAAACTAGTAAGAACAAGAAGCTGTGCACTGCGTGTAGCTATTGTCCCTACAAGAAACAATGCTGGCCTGAGATGCGTACCTTCCTGTATGCTAGCGGCCCAGAGTTTCT